TATGAGTTATATGGCTAGTAAACCTCACACCGATCCGGTGTACGTTGAAAAAAGACGTCCTAAACGTCCTATCAAATTTAAACTCCAACTTAATGATGAACAAAAGAAAGCTAAGGAGTTAATACTTAATAACCCAATTACTGTTCTAAAAGGAATGGCAGGTTCTGGGAAAACTTTAGTAGCTGTTCAAGTAGCATTAGATATGTTATTTACTAAGAGAGCAGATAAAGTTATTATATCCAGACCAACTGTCTCTAAAGAAGATATAGGCTTCCTACCAGGAGATATAAGAGAAAAGATGGATCCTTGGTTAGCACCTATCTATCATAATCTATTCATGTTGTATAGTGAAGAGAAGGTTCGTAAAGAATTAGATAATGGTAACATTGAAATTGTACCTTTTGCATTTATGAGAGGAAGAACTTTTGTAGATTCTTTTGTTATAGTTGATGAAGCACAGAATGTTAACCATGGTCAAATGGAAACTGTAATAGGTAGACTTGGTAAAGGATCTAAAATGGTTATTTGTGGGGATATGGCACAAATTGACTTAAGAGATAAGAGAGAAACAGGATTTTCTTTTTTATCTAGACTAGAAGAACAGGTAAAAGGATTTGTAACTCATAGTTTAGAAAAAAATCATAGGCATGAAATAGTTTCACCTATATTAAACGTATATAAAACCTTCAGAGATTAGTTACTATTTATAATAAACTCTTACTAAATGGCAAATATACAAACTTGGAACGGTAGCGCAACATTCTCATCAGGAATGACTCCTTTTGGTTTCTATGATACTGATACTCAGTTTCAGGCAGACGCTATAAAAGTTTCTAAATTCTGTGGTACTCGATTAGGGTTTCCACTTATGGATGTTGAACTACAATCAGGATCTTTCTTTGCATGCTTTGAAGAAGCTGTAACAACATACGGTAATGAAGTGTTTCAATATAAGATAAGAGAAAATTATATAAACTTAGAAGGATCTTCAACCGGTAGTACATTAAATAATCAAGTAACTGATCCAACATTAAATAGAATCATACAGATTTCTAATCATTATGGTACTGAAGCAGGAGTTGGAGGTAATGTTACTAAATATTCAGGATCTTTACACTTAACTTCATCAGTACAGACATATGACTTAGATGCTTGGGCGTCACAGGAAGGGATAACAGGGGGAATTGAAGTAAGAAGAGTATTCTATGAAGCTCCACCAGCAATACAGAGATATTTTGACCCTTATGCAGGAACAGGAACAGGAGTACAGTCGTTAATGTCACAATTTGGCTTTGGTCAGTTTAGTCCCGGTATTAATTTTATGATGATGCCTACATCTTACGATGTTCAACTACTTCAAGGTATAGAATTCAATGATCAGATAAGAAAATCAGCATATAGCTTTGAAATAGTTAATAATAACTTAAAAATATTTCCAATACCAACAGTTCCATCAGGATCTGACTCACATTTATGGTTTGAATACTATAAACAAGAGGATAAGAATAATATTAACTATAATTCTGCAGGAGGTTCTTTAATCTCTAATGTAGGAGAGGTTCCTTACTCTAATCCTACATATAATCAGATTAATAGTGTAGGACGTCAATGGATATTTAGGTATACATTAGCATTAGCTAAAGAATTACTAGCATATATTAGAGGTAAGTACCAAGTAGTACCAGTCCCCGGTTCAGAAGCAACTTTAAACCAAGCAGATCTTTTAGCTGACTCTAGAACAGAAAAAATAGACTTAATGACTAACCTGAGAGAGATGTTAGATCAAACTTCTAGGGGAAAACAGTTAGAAGCAAAGGCAAAAGAAGCAGATGATGTACAAAATACTCTAAAATCTATTCCAATGGTAATATACGTAGGTTAATGAAGCTATCAGACATCATATTAGAAATAGAATACAAGACCTATGAAGCAATGGTTAAATTTACCTTTGCAGCTGACGGTCCTAAAGGGTATTCTGATGCTATTAGAGCATTACCTGGAGTTACAACATGTACAGTAGCAAGTGAAGATCAAGAATCTCGTACTGCTACATATAAAATAAAGATAATTAGTCAAAAAGAGTCGAAAGAAGCTTTTGACGCATTAACATCCAATGCTAAAGCTAAATATACTGATATAGTTAACGCTGAAGTAGGGGAACAAACAATAGAAGAGAAGTAATGTTATTCGGATCAGGAAGAGATTTTGATTTACTAGTTAATATCAATAGAGAGTTGGTACATGACCTAGTAGAACAGGAAATACTTTACCATAAGTTAAGTTTAGAAGATACTGAAGTTAATTTATATGGAGAAGCATTAGAAAAGTCCTTTTGGAATGCTGTTAAACTTAATTGTTTAATAACTAGAGGGGATCAAGTAATAGATATAAAGGAATTTGGACCTGATTTAGGTAGAGAAGCATCTTTTGCAATTATTAGGCAAGATTTACAAGATTCTTCTATATTACCTGAAGTTGGCGACATAATACAGTGGAGTACTGACTTTTATGAAGTAGATACAGTAAAAGAGAACAGTTTATTCCTAGGAAGAGATAATAAGTACAATTTAACCTCGTATGGATCATCATATGGTGGGTCTTTATCAGTAATATTAGATTGTCACTTAACAAGAGCAGATAAAGTAGGTATATCCGAAGTAAGATAATAATATGGCAGGAAATAAACCAGATATTAACCCAAAAGAAACAAATCTTCAAGATAGAGCTAACCAAGTATCTAGAAAGAACGATAATGTACAAAATTTCTCTGTTGGAATTAAAGATATAGATGAATCTATATTTTACTACTTTAATGAAGTATTAAAACCATCGGTATCTCAGAATGGTAAACAGTTAAATGTTCCATTGGTATACGGATCACCAGAAAGGTGGGCAGCTATGCAAAAAGACGGGTATTACCGTGATAAGAATGGTAAAATGCAAGCACCATTAATAGTATTTAGAAGAGACTCATTAGAAAAGAATAGACAGCTAGGAAATAAACTAGATGGTAATAATCCTCACAACTTTGGAGTGTTTGAAAAGAAGTTTTCTAAGAGTAACGTATATGATAAGTTTGGATTATTAAATAATAGAACAAAAGAAAAAGAATACTTCGCAGTAGCGATACCAGACTATGTAAATATTGTATATAGCTGTGTAATATTTACTGATTATATGGAGCAAAATAACAAAATAATAGAAGGTGTTAACTTTGCATCTGACTCATACTGGGGTAACCCATCTAAATTTAGGTTTAGAGCTATGATAGACAATTATACTACCTCTACGGAGTTAGTCCAAGGAAATGATAGAATAGTAAAAACGGAATTTAGTATTAATTTACTAGGACATATCGTTACAGATACTATTAATGCATTACCTTTTAATACTTCTAAATATTCTAGTAAGACTAATTTAAAATTTACTAGTGAATCAACAAGCAAGTCTTAGTAAATCTCCATATTTATATTAAGAACAGTTTCGATAAAGGTTGCATATTAAAGATAGAAGAGTAATATGGCAAGAGTAATTAGTGAATTATCAGGATCGCTGATATTTAAAACGGGTAGTACAGTATTAGGGGGCCTTGTACCTCAAGCTAATGCTTTGGCTCTAACTGGCTCATTAAATATCTCAGGAGCTAAGCTTACCTTTAATGGTTCAGATGTAATACAACGTATTACTACATTAGAAGCAGGAGGCTCTGGTACTCAATCTCTTGGACCACTTAATACTCATTCAGCATCTTTAAATACCTTTACGCAATCATATTTTATAGCATCAGCATCAATAGATACTAGAGTTGACTCTTTAGAAACTTCTAATACAACAAATACTGCTGATATATCAAGCCTACAGTCAAACACTAGCTCGTATTATAAAACGACAAAGCAATTAACAGATTTAGGATTTTTATCCTCTTCAAACTCTTCTATTGTATCTTCATCTGCACAAATTGCCGGATATGGATATATTACTAATGCTAGTGTTACTGTACCGGCTGGAACTGTATCAAGTTCCGCACAAATAAGTGCTTTAGGGTACATAACTGGGTCTCCTGAGGGAACTCTTTCATCTTCAGCACAATTAACAACATTAGGTTTTGCTAAAACCGGTAGCGTAGGGGGTATATTTACTACTACTGGTTCATTTAGAGCAACAACTAACAATTTACAGATAACAGGAGCACTAAATGTTAGTGGTTCTATATCTGCTAAGTCATTTACATCAATTGATTCAACAGGTACACCTACTTTATCATCACCTAGTAACTTAATTTTAAGTGCAAGTGATGCAGTAGTGCTTTCTAAAGCAGTATTAAGACCTGGTAAGTTTGCAAATCAAAATACAGCATCAATGTCATCAGTAGATGGTGATGTAATGTTCAATACTTCTTCTAATCAACTACAAGTATATTCAGGTAGTGCTTGGCATAACGTTTTAGATGGAGATACTACCATATCAGGATCAGCTCACTCTCAAAGATTAGCTATATCCTCTTCTTTAGCTACAACTATAGCAGGATTAGATGCTTCTGGTTTTGCAACTGATGCAGAACTAACTTCTATTAGTTCATCTGCCCATACTCAAAGAGCAGCTTTAGTAACAGCATTAAGTCAATCAGCTAGAACAGCTAGATTACAGATAACTGCTTCATCTAGTACATCAGCTAGTGCACATACACAGAGAAATGCATTATCATCATCAGCAGGGTCTGCTTTAAGAGCAGAATATGTAGCAGGAGATGCAGCTTTATCAGCATCTGCACATACTGCAAGAAAACAAATTACTGGAAGTGCATCAACTAACTATGACGGTAATAGAATAGTATCTAATACTAATTTACCAGCAGGAGTATTTAATACTAATTTTGGAACAAGTGGAAGTATAGATAAATTTATAGATGCAGTCTTTTTCCCTAATACATCCCCTTCTATAAGTACAGGTAATCAAGTTCAAGCTGAATTTACAACTTCTGGTTCTACTATAGCAACTTTAGCTGGGTCTGATGCAGAATCACAACCAATATCATGGTCTTTAGCAGCATCTTATACAGATGATTATGTAAGAGTCTCTTCAGCAGGTGTTCTTAAATGGAATGCTTTAGCAACTGCTTCAATGAATACAATAGATAGAGGAGATGGTGAATTCGCACACCCGGTAGTAGTAAGAGCAACAGATTCTTTTAGCGGTGCTACTAATAAAACAATATACATTAGAGTAACACCTAATGCAGCTCCAGTATGGAGAGAAACATCAGTAGGAGGTAATATAATTACTTCTTATTCTACTACAGTATCAGAAGCTAACGGTTCAGGAGAGATAATAAAGCTATATTATACAGATGCTGAATCAGATTCTATTACTTTAACCTCTTCTTCACATTCAACTGGGCACTTTAGCATTACAGATGGCGGTACTTATGCATCAATAGCACAGGTACCTTCAGTATTAGATTATGAAACTAGAACACAGTATGTATTTACTGCTAGTATACAAGATGAACACTATGGAGCAGGAGATATAGATTCAATAACTCATATACCTATTACTATTAATGTAAGTGATAATGCTTCACCAACATTAAATGATCAATCTATAGGAGGATTAAATGAAAATAGCGCAGATGGAACTGGAGCAGGGTCAATTACTGCTACTGATTCAGAAGGAAATCCATTAACATTTACTAACTTTACTTTAGCAGGATTAAAATTAGATGGAGCAGAAGTTAGTCAAGGAACATATTCTGGAGGTTCACAATTAACTGATCCACATGAAGATCCATTTCAAATGTCTTCTGCAGGAGTAGTAACAAGGAAAGCAGGAGTATTTTTAAATAGTGACTTAATAAACTCATACATATATTCAGCATCAGTTAATGATGCTTATAATACATCAGTAGCAGCAGCAATTACTATACCGGTAGCAGATGATACAGCAGCTTCTTTATCAACTAATGGAACGTTTTATATAATAGAAAGTTCTACTAACGGTACAAATATTACAACAGCAACTTCCGGTATTCCAGGAACACAGGCAGACTATAATGCTGACCAAACCGTAACCTGGACAGTTAATCCATCAGGAAAATTTGCTGTTGATAGTAATGGTAGTTTATCTTTAAATTATAATATATCAGGTTCTAGTGATGTAGGAGGAGGAACAGTAGAAGGATCTATAACAGCATCAAATGCTTTTGCAACCATAACACAACAGACGTTTACAGTTAATGTAACTGATAACGCAGGACCAACTTTAACAGCTACACCTACTAGTGCAAATTTAAACACTAATGGAGCTAGATCAGGTAGTACGTTATATTCAATATCATACTCAGATCCTGAAGGAGATTCAGTAGACCTAACCGAGTTAGTATTTACTCCTTCAAATGCAGCATTAATTAATACAGTAGTAGGATCGGAAGTGGCTATAAGACCTAATGCCTCGTTAGCAGCAGGAGATTATAATTTTACCGCTTCTATAGCTGATTATTTTGGATTTGAAAATAAAACAATTTCTCAATCATTTACGATTGCACAAGCAGATAACGGTACATTAACAGCAACATCATTATATATAATAGAATCAGCAACAAGCGGATCTAATATAGTACAAAATTCAGATGGTAGAACTGGAACTCAAGGAGATTTAAATATATCTTACTCTCCAAACTATAATTCAGCAGTATACAATAGTATATCATCATCTAATCATCAAATAGTAGTAGATAGTGATGGAGGGTTAACCACATCAATTGATATTTCAGGTTCTTATTCATCAGGAGATTCTATAAACTCTACAATATATTGGACTGACCAATACGGTAATGCAGATAATACAGCTATAACAGTCAATACAGCTTTAGATAGTTCACCTTCAGCATCATTTACTAATCAAACAGGTAACTATAATACTAATGAAGCTATTTCTGAAAGTGTAATGGTAACATTTACAGTATCAGATGATGAAACAGGAACTCCTTATACAGCTAGTTTAAGTGGTACTGATGCAGCAAAATTAAACTTAGTACCTCAAAACGCAGCATCTTCTTCTTGGCAAATACAAGCAGTAGAACAGTTAGTAACTCAATCATATAGCTATAATGTTCGAGTGAGAGACAATTTCGGTAAACATTCTGATTATGACGGAAGATCATTTACTATAGCAGCTGCAGATACAGGTACATTAGGTACTAATGGTACATTCTTTGCTATAGAGTCTTTAGTAGCAGGTAATATTGTATTAAATGCAGACGGAAGAACAGGAACACAAGGACAACTATCAGTATCTTATGATGCAAGTGAAGGAAGCCCATCAGTGCAATCATATACTTCATCTAATAATATAATAGTAGTAGATAATAGCGGTAACTTAACTGTAGCAGCATCTAATCCTATATCAGGATCAGGAACAGTCTCAGGAGGTAGTCTCGGTTCTACTATAACATTTACAGACAACTATGGTAATGTAGGATCAGGATCTATAGCAGTAAGTGTAACAACTAATAACGCACCAGATATCATATTTAGTGATACTAGTGATAACCTTAATACCAACTTAGCAAGATCAGGATCTACCTTAACAACTATTTCATTCTCAGATACTGAAAGTGATACAGTTAATGTTAGCGGATTTACTGGAGCTCAGTCAGCTGGGTTAAATTTCAAACTAGACGGTAGTACGTACTTAGTACAACCAACAGGAAGTTTAGCAGCTGGCTCTTATACTATCTCAGGATCAATAACAGATAATCATGGCTTTAGTACAAATACAGAGGCTCATACATTTGTTATCGCTCAAGCAGATAATGGAACATTAAGTACAAACGGTACTTTTTATTTAATAGAAAGTGCAATAAGTGAATCACAAGTAGTTACTAATTCAAACGGTAGAACTGGAACTCAAGGTCAAGTAGGAGTTAATTATTCTCCTTCTTATGGATCACCAGCTTATACTACTATATCATCTTCTAATAATCAAATAGTAGTAGATAGTACAGGAAATCTAGAATCTTCTGTTAATTTAGCAACCGCATCTCTTTCATCTGGAGACACAATTGCTACTACTATAAACTGGGCGGATCAATATGGCAATACAGATAGTGCTGCTATATCAATCAACGTAACAGCTAATCAAGCACCAACAGTAGCTTCATTTACTGATGTTACAGCTAATTGGACAGCATCAAATGCTCAAGGAACTGATTTAGTAACATTTAGCATATCAGATGCAGAATCAAATGAACCTTATACAGTTACTTTATCCGGAGCTCAATCAAGTGAGTTACAAGTAAACTATTTAAATGCAGCATCATCCTCTGTAGCAATAGAAGCAGCATCTTCTACTACTGAAGGAACAAAAAACTATAATGTAAGAATAACTGATAAGTTTGGTAAAATAACAGACTACACAGGAAGAACAATAACAATAGCAGCACAACCATTCTCAATATACGGGTATGGAATCGATTGGGCAGCTAATCCATCATCACAGGCTCAGTTTATAGCAACAGCTGGAGACTCAGGAGCTGACGAAGTTGGAATCGAAGCAGGTTCAGTAATTGCTAAACTACAAAGTGGTTCATTAGGTGCAACCTATACTACTACTTATGGTGCGACAGCTACTGTAACTTTATATCATTCAAGTTCAACGTTAACGACTATGGATGATAATAATGGAGGAAATGGAATATCTAATTTAGGATATTTTAATTTCAGTGGAACATCTCAACATGTATTAATAGTTTTCCCATCAGCATCATCACTAGCAGGTAAGCCAGTTTCAATGTATGACGGAGTACCGCCAGATAGTTATGGTACAGTTAATGAATTCTATTTATATGCAAAAGATGCTTCAATACCAGGAACATTAGGATCAGGTGTTTATTATTTTGATACAGAGAATGCAGTACAAGGGCATTCAAGGTGGGGAATGATATTCGCTGAAGGAAAGAATACAAATAACTCAAGAGCGTTTTTGATGCCGGATTCGTCATCAGCACCGTAATAGATAATATATGGCAACTACAGCAGGAGATATTTATGTAAGGTCGGGCAATACCGGCGCATTTACTAAGGCAACATTTGTCCAAGGAGGTTGGATAACTGTTGACTCTGGTAGTACTATGCATAATATCGATGAATCTAGAGTTCTAGAAGGCCAAATTGTTTATGTACAAGATACAAATAAAACTTATGTAGTATCTAAATTTGAAGCTTTCAGTACTCCAGGATATGATGGTTTTGTCAATTCAAGATCATTTGCTGAATTTACATTTCCAGGATCTGGAGGAGGAGGTTCATCAACAGTAGGTAATCTAACAGATGTTACAACCGGTTCATTAAGTAACGGACAGGTACTACAATGGAATGCTTCTACTAGTAAGTGGGAAGGTAGTAACGTATCTGGAACAGGAGATATATCAGCTGTTTTTGCAGGAGACGGATTAACAGGAGGAGGAACTGCAGGTTCAGTATCAATGGACGTATTAGCAGGACAGGGTATTAATTTAACAGGAGGAAATGTTAACGTTAATACTGGTTCTACTCATTTTATACAGGGAGTAATAAATCAAAATGTATTTCAAGTAACTGGATCAGTTTGGAATACTACAAAAACATTAGGAGTTACTGGAAGTTTAACTTTAAGGAAAGACGGATCATCAGATGCTATTTCTATATACAGTGGCTCAGTTAAAACATTTGGAATTACTGGTGATGGGCTACTTAAGTTAGTAAGTCAATCGTCAACTCCAACACCCGAAGCAGGTACTTTGTACTTGGATCAAAATTATGACCTTTATATTGGTCAGGAATAACAATTAAGACATATTTATTAATAAGAACTAAAACTTAAAATTCACAACGATGCCAACATGGAAAAAAATAGTCGTAGACGGATCAGCCATAAGTCAGCTGACCAACGACGCAAATTACTTAGCTGATGGAGGGACATTCTCTGCCTCAGTCGACTCAAGACTAGACGTTAGCGAGACATTATCCGCTTCCGCTCATACACAGAGAGAAGCTATAGCAGGAAACGCTACAACAGCTAATAACTCTTTATCATCATCTATATCACCAGCCTTACGTACTGAGTATGTAGCAGGAGACACCGCACTATCGGCTTCTTCAGCAGCAGCTCTAAGAACTGAATATGTAGCTGGAGATTCTGCATTATCTGCTTCAGCTCATACTCAAAGAGCAGCAATAGATGCAAAAGTATCTGCTTTAGATTCTACTTATGCTACAGATGCTTCTGTAAATACATTAAGTGGTGCAGCTGATGTTAGAAGAAACGAATTAAATGCAGCCCTATCAGCATCTACTCATACACAGAGAGAAGCAATTAAAGGACTAGCAACAGCAGCAAATAATAGTTTAAGTTCTTCTGCTGCAACTGCTATAAGAGCAGAATATGTAGCTGGAGATGCAGCTTTATCAGCATCCGCTCATTCAGACAGAGTAGCTAAAGTCAGTGTGTTATCGGCATCAGCACATGCAGCTAGAGCAGGAGGAGCAACATCAGCATCTGCACATACACAGAGAATAGCAGTAACAAATAATCTCTCATCATCTGCAGCAACAGCAATAAGAGCTGAATATGTAGCAGGAGATACAGCATTAAGTGGAGCAGCTCATATACAAAGGGAAGCGATTAAAGAAATAGCTAATGCAGCTAATAATTCTGTAAGTTCATCAGCAGCAGCAGCTTTAAGAACTGAATATGTAGCAGGAGATTCTGCTTTATCAGCTTCTACAGCACCAGCTTTAAGAACTGAATATGTAGCAGCAGATGCAGCATTAAGTGCTTCACAAAATACTTACATAAACGCTAAGATAGCAGGAATTGTTAATTCAGCACCAGCTACATTAGATACGTTAGACGAACTTGCAGCAGCATTAAATGATGATCCGAACTTTTCGGCATCAATAGCTACAAGTATTGGTAATAAATTAGGAGCAGCTTATTCAAGTTCAGCAGCAGGAGCAATTAGAACAGAGTATGTTGCAGGAGATGCAGCATTATCTGCTTCAACTCATACTCAAAGAGAGGCTATAAAGGGATTAGCGACTGCAGCAAATAATAGTTTAAGTTCTTCTGCAGCAACAGCAATCAGAACAGAATATAAAGCCGGAGATACTGCTTTAAGTTCTTCAGCACATACTCAAAGAGAAGCTATTAAAGGATTAGCTACTTCAGCTAACAATAGTTTAAGTTCTTCCAAAGCTACAGCATTAAGAGCTGAATATGTAGCAGGAGATTCAGCATTAAGTGCTTCAGCACATTCTGATAGAGTAGCTAAAGTAGCAGTATTAAGTGCTTCAGCACATACAGCTAGAGCAACAGGTGCAACATCTGGATCATCCCACGCACAAAGGGTAGCTTTAATAGCAACATTATCAGCATCAGCAGCAACTGCTAATGATAGCTCAGCAATAACAGTTAGAAACTTAGTAGGTCAGGCAGTAGTCGCTACATCATTCCAAGGGGATGGATCTAACTTATCAAATATAACAGTAGACCAAAATGCTACAGTAGCATCAACATTTACTAATCAAACAACTGTAGCAACAGATCACAACTTTGGTACTAAAAATGTAATGGTTCAAGTATATGATAATAACGACCAAGTTATTATACCAGCAACAATTACTTCTACAAATACTAATAGATCAACAGTAACATTCGATACAAGTACAACTGGTACTATCGTAATAGCTAGAGGTGGTCATATAGTATCTGGATCAGTTAACTCATTTGGAGGTCAAGCACCAGCATTCTATGCAGCATCTGCTTCAACACATGCAGATAGAGTAGCTAAGATATCAGTATTAAGTGCTTCAGCACATACTCAAAGGGAAGCAGTAAAAGGATTAGCTACTACAGCTAATAATACTTTATCATCATCAGCTGCAACCGCATTAAGAGCAGAATATGTAGCAGCAGATAGTGCTTTAAGTGCTTCTCAAAATACTTATATAAATGCTAAAGTAGCAGGACTAGTAGATAGTTCACCAGCTACATTAGATACATTAAATGAACTAGCAGCAGCATTAGGTGATGACGCAACATTCTCAGCTTCTATTGCAACTAGTATTGGAAATAGACAGACAACAGCAGCACAAGCTACTTACTCAGGATCATCTGCAGGAGCATTAAGAACTGAATACAAAGCTGGAGATACAGCATTAAGTGGAGCAGCTCATACTCAAAGAGAGGCTATAAAAGGTTTAGCTACAACTGCTAATAATAGTTTAAGTGGTTCTAGTGCAGGAGCATTAAGAACTGAATATAAAGCTGGAGATGCAGCAATTAGTGGAGCTTTAAATACTAGAATAGTAGCATTAGAGGGAGCTGGAACAACAGCAGCTTTATCAGCTAGTGCACACACTCAAAGAGAAGCTATCAAAGGCTTAGCGACAGCAGCTAATACTTCATTAAGTAGTTCTAAAGCAACAGCAATAAGAGCTGAATACGTAGCAGGAGATGCAGCTTTATCTGCTTCAGCACATACTCAAAGAGAAGCGGTTAAAGGTTTAGCTACTTCAGCTAATAATTCATTATCATCTTCTAAATCTACAGCATTAAGAGCTGAGTATAAAGCGGCTGATACGGCATTAAGTGCTTCACAGAATACATATATAAATGCTAAGATAGCAGGAATTGTTAATTCAGCTCCAGCAACACTAGATACTTTAGACGAATTAGCGGCAGCTTTAAATGACGATCCTAACTTCTCAGCAAGTATTGCTACGTCGATAGGTAACAGACAAACTACAGCAGCACAAGCTACTTATTCATCTTCTGTAGCAGCAGCATTAAGAGCAGAACATGTAGCTAAAGATGGAGTATTATCTGGATCAGCTCATACACAGAGAGAAGCTATAAAAGGATTAGCAACAGCAGCTAATAACTCTTTAAGTAGTTCTGCAGCAGGAGCTTTAAGAACAGAATATAAAGCTGGAGATACTGCTCTAAGTTCTTCTTTAAATACTAGATTAGTAGAATTAGAAGCAGGAGGAGGTACAGCAGCATTAAGTGCTTCAGCACATACACAGAGAGAGGCAATTAAAGGTTTAGCAACAACTGCTAATAACTCTTTAAGTTCTTCTAAATCTATAGCATTAAGATCTGAATATGTGGCTGGGGATAGTGCTTTAAGTGCTTCAGCACATACTCAAAGAGAGGCTATCAAAGGCTTAGCAACAAGTGCTAATACTTCATTAAGTAGTTCAGTAGATACTCACTTAGATGCTCTAATAGCAGCAGAGGCTGCATCAAGAACATCGTTAAGTGGATCTAGCGCAGCAGCTCTAAGAGCTGAATATGTAGCAGCTGATACAGCTTTAAGTGCTTCTCAAAATACGTATATTAACGCTAAGGTAGCAGGTATTACTTCTGACTTTACAATATCAGATGGTTCAGATACAGATTCATTTACTACTGGTCAGACATTAACTTTCGCTGGAACAGCAAATGAAATTGAAACGACAGTAACTAATAATCAAGTTCAAATAGGAATTCCATCTAATCCAACATTAACTGGAGATGTAACAATAACAGGTGATTTAACGATTACTGGAGATACTATAGAGCAACAAGTAACTAACTTGAACGTTGAAGATAAGTTTATCTTAATTAACTCAGGTAGTGCATCAGGAGACTCAGGTATTATATTTGGAGGATCAGGAGGAGTATCAGGAACTGGTACATCATTATTCTTTGATGACAGCGAAGACGTATTAGCATTAGGTGCAGGAGTTGCATTTGGAGCTACTACAGCAACTACTACTGCTAAGATTGGAGCAATAACAACTTCAACAGCAGTACCAACAGCAACACCAACATTCCAAGGAATAGGTGCAATGCATGTTAAGACAGATAGTCAAGATATTTATATCTATACGGCGGACTAAAATAAATGATTAAAAGGTTTTTAAATAGAATGGGAATAATTAGAAAAGGGAAATCAAATGTAGGGGCTGCACAAAAGCCAGCTCCTGCAACACCCCAAAAGGTAATAAAACAGCAATTATTAGATAACGCTGAAATAGGTTTTGTTATAGCTAAGATGCGTCAAGCGACATATCAAGGTAGTGAATTTGAATTATTTTATAAGGTAATATCAAAATTACAGACAGCTATGGATAAAAAGTCTAAATAAAATTTGCCCGTCTGGGCTTTTTTTATTATATTTTAAGCATATTTATATTAAAGCTATTATCGGCCTTGTGAAAGGAAGTGGGCACTTAGTGTAACCAACCATAATAAAAGTAGAATGCCAAACTGGAAAAAAGTCATAACTGGCGGTTCAGCCGCTAGCCTATCCTCATTAAATGTAACAAATGCAATAACTGCATCAGGATTCTCTGGTGACGGATCTAATATAACTAATATTAGTGTTGCAGAATTAGCTACAGTGTCTGATTCTTTTACGAATGCAACCAATGTAACATCTACTCATAATTTTGGTACTAAGGACGTTATGGTGTCCGTATATAATAATAGCGACGAGATGATTATCCCAGGGTCTATTACAACTAATTTAAATACTGTAGTAGCTGCCTTTGATATAGCAACAACTGGAAGAATAGTAGTAGCTAAAGGTGGTCATATAGTATCTGGGTCAACATTAACTTATAGAGAAAATATAACCGGTGCTTCAACCTATGCAATAACACATAGCTTAGACGAAGATTACCCTATAGTTCAAGTATACGATACAAGTAAATCTCAAGTAATACCCGGTGACATAACATCAACCTCAGCTAACGCACTAGATATATCGTTTGATAGTTCGTTTACTGGTACGGTAGTAGTAAAAAAATAGAAGAATATAAAGACATTTAATTGACAAAACGACATATTTATAATAAACATAAAACCTAAAATTTTAAAAGATGAGAATAGATAGTGCCATACTGACCAATGCGGTCATCACATCCTCTGCAGACTCGAACTTACTCTCAAGCTCAGCACAGGTAAACATAACACAGACTACTGGATACGCGACGTACAGTTCTTCTGTGGCAACATATACAGACGCGAAAGTAGCAGCATTGGTAGATTCATCACCAGGCGCTCTAGATACTTTAAACGAATTAGCAGCTGCTTTAGGAGATGATGCAAATATATCTGCTTCTATACATACATCTATAGGTAATAGATTAACAACAGCAACACATACAGCTTTCTCATCTTCTAATGCATCAGCATTAAGAACAGAATATGTAGCTAGTACAGCAGCACTAAGTGCTTCAGCACATACAAGAAGAGAACAAATTTCTGCTTCTTTAGATGCTACAATAGATGCTCTTGATAGTTTAGGTATATCAACAGACACAGAAAGAGGCGCTTTATCAGGATCAGCTCATACACAAAGAGAAGCGATTAAAGGTTTAGCAACAGCAGCAAATAATACATTATCAGGATCCTCAGCAGGAGCATTAAGAACTGAATATAAAGCTGGTGATACGGCACTATCATCTTCAGCACATACTCAGAGAGAAGCTATCAAAGGTTTAGCAACTACTGCTAATAACAGTTTAAGTTCTTCTGCAGCATCTGCAATTAGAACTGAATACGTAGCAGGAGATACAGCTTTATCAGCATCAGCTCATACACAAAGGGCAGCTATTGATGCTAAAGTAGGAGCTTTAGATTCGACATATGCAACTGACGCATCAGTTAGTTCATTATCATCATCCGCAGAAGTAAGAAGAAATGAATTGCATGCATTACAATTATTATCTTCATCTGTTGGAGCTTCTATTAATGACAGTGCAGTAAAATTATCAGGAATAGAATCAGGAGCAACAGCAGATCAAACAAATGCTCAAATCGCAGCAGCAGTTGAAGCAGCTAGTGATTCAAATACATTTACAGATGCAGATCATACTAAACTAAATGCTATTGAAGCTAGTGCGGATGTAACGGATACAGCAAATGTAACCTCAGCAGGAGCATTAATGTCTTCATCTTTAGGAGCTACAGTTAATGATAATTTAGTAAAATTATCTGGTATAGAATCTGCAGCAACAGCTGATCAAACAGCTTCAGAAATCTTAACTGCTATTAAAACAGTAGATGGAGCTGGTTCAGGATTAGACGCAGATAAATTAGATGGTAATTCATCAGCATACTTTGCACCTTCTGCATCAATGAAAACATATGTAGATGCTAAAGTAGCAGGAATAGTAGATAGCTCACCAGCTGCATTAAATACTTTAAACGAATTAGCTGCTGCATTAGGAGATGATGCGGACTTTGCAACTACAACAGCAACTAGCATTGGAACTAAATTAGCTAAAGCAGATAACTTATCAGACTTAGAAAATGCTGGAACAGCAAGAACTAACTTAGGAGTAGCAAAAGGTATTTCCGACGGTAATGTTTTATCAGCTAACGATGCAGTAGCAGATGATGACTTCCTAAGAATTAATGGAACAGAAGTTGAAGGTAGGTCAGCATCAGAAGTAGTATCTGATTTAGGTATTGAAGCAGGTGCAACAGCAGATCAAACAGCAGCAGAAATTAGATCAGCAGTTGGAACGGGAAATGGTAATTTTGTACCAGCTGAAGGTAATGCAGGAGAATTCTTAAAACATGACGGTACGTTTGGTACTCCTTCATATACTACTAATACAGATACTAATACAAACCAACTTACAACATTTTCTGTAAGAGATGATGATGATGATGATAAAACCATAGCACATGGTAAGTTCCTTAAATTTGTATCAGCAACCGGACCAAATGGGACTGAATTAACAGGAACAGGTACAACATCTGATCCATTTATGGTAACAATAAGTTCACCTAACGATAATACCAACACTCAGAATAGTGCTGCTACTATTAGAACTTTAATTGGAAGCGGTAATAACGGTCACGTACCAACAGCAGGAACATCAGGACATTTCTTAAAGCACGATGGTACTTTTGGATTACCATCTTATACTACAAATACAAACACTCAGTTATCAACTGCGGATGTAAGAGGTAAATTTACTGCAGGAACTAACATAACTATAACAGATGGTGATATAGCTTCTACTGATACTAACGATGATGTATCAGTTGCAAATCTTAAAACTAGATTAGCAGGTGGATTTGGAAGTAATGCAGTACAAATTGGAGATTCAGATGATGTAGTAACAATTGGTGGTCAATTATCAGTTACTAGTCATGGAACAGTGCACTGTTTAGGTGTCGGTACTGCAGCATCAGAAACAGCAGGTGAAATAAGAGCTACAGGAGATATTACAGCATACTATTCTTCTGACGAAAGATTAAAAGAAAACTTTTCACCACTAGCTGGAGCATTAGATAAAGTTAAAGCAATCGGAGGATACGAATTTGATTGGAAAGACGGTATTGAAGCTGCAACTAGTAAAACAGGACATGATATAGGAGTTAAAGCTCAAGAGGTACAAGCACAGTATCCAGATCTAGTTCATGAAAGAGATAACGGATATCTAGCAGTCGATTATATTAAATTGAATGCAGTATTAATTGAAGCTGTAAAAGAATTAGCAGCAAAAGTAGACGAATTACAAAAATAATTCTTATATTATAGAATGGGTTTATGTATAAAGGTCGATTTAGAAACATCCTGGGGTCCAACAAAAGAAGCGTACGTCAGGATAGATTCTTACAGAGTCGATAAGGTTTCATCAAGATTAAGGTTTGCAGTTACCTATTGGGCAACAATAGAACAAGCAGCAAAGTTTAACAGGTCTTATTTGGAAGAAGATTTAAAACAAGCAAATGGTCTCTTTTCAAGTAAGGTGGTATATTATGAAGATCAGCTTAGTGAAGGTGATGAGATTGATTTACCAACGTTTTTTGACATCTATTTAGCTGACGAAGTAACAGTTGAAGAACCAGTAACAGAGAAACAAAAGGTAACAAAAGAAGTACCTTATATATCTTTCGACGAAACTGGGGAAGAAATAACAAAGTTTAGAAATGTTACTAAAGAAGAAGATGTAGTAATAGCTACTAAGAAAGTTAAAAAGAAAAAAGTAGATAATAGTATAATAGGAGATTTACCTGAATACTGTTACAAACATATTAGAGAAGAATTAATAAAAATATTTCCGAAAGGAGAAATAATAAATAAATAAAAAAGACATGGCAGTATTTTCATACGGAGCATCAGACGCAATTGCATTTTCAACTTTAGATACTTGGTCAACAGCTGAGAATGACGGTGATAGCAATATTTCATTAGATAACGTAATGAACAACTTACAACCTGCAGATGCAGCACCTCATAATGTTTCAGAATTAAGAGGTAATGATTTTTTATACGGTAATGTACATACTTCAGGAGCATCTGGAACAGTAGCAATTACAGCAGGTTATTCAGAAGCTGCTTCTTCTTCGGGCTTTGCTTTAAAAAATGTTAACTTTGCTTCTGTATCAAGTGTTACAGTAACAGCAGTTTCAGTATATCCAAATTACTTAGAAGGATTTTATGATGCAGATAATGGAGGAGGAAATTTATTAGTAGATTATAATGAAGCTAATACTGGAGGTACAATGACTCTTACATCAGATACATTTACTGACAAAACAAACATATATGCGCATTTTGTAAATGCTCACGCATAATAAGTAACTTAAATAGGTTTTATGAGAATATTATGGGTTTTAGAAAACATCCATAACACCAAAGATTTTTACAGTAAGTTTAATACGTTGTTGTTATGTGCTTCTGTAACATTATGGAAAAAAAACCATAGTCAAGATCATTTAGTACTTTACTGTGACCCCCTAACAAAAGAAACCCTCACCTTGGCAAATGCTATTCATCTATGGGATGAAATAGTCACATACGAACATACCCTTCCAATAAAAAGACAAATATTCTGGGCTTGCAATAAAGTAAAAGTTATAAGCGAGCAAACTGAACCTTTCGTTATAATGGATAATGATAGCCTAGTATTTAAACCATTCGACAAATACCTAAAAGATCATATAATAGTAGCAAACCTAGAAACAGGTAAAGGATACTATCCAGGTAATACTGATCAATATGTAAAAAAACTTAGCCATAGGGTTAGATGGCAACAAGATTCATTAAATGTTTCATTCTTATACTTTCCAGATCCAGCAGTATCTCAAGACTATGGTAATTGGAGTCTAGATATGATGCAAGAGTTTTCTAAAATGAATGTACCTAATTCTCAATACTTAATATTTTCTGAACAATTACTTTTAAGGTGGATATTGGATAATAAAAAACTTAAGTATAAAAGCATAATTAGTACCTATTGGGATTGTAATAAATGGGACTGGGGAGAAAACCATAATAAGGGTCTCTGGACATTCCCAGAATCGGAACTCTACTTTAAGCATTACGGACCAGGAAAGAAATATGTTATAAAAGACGCAACAGATTTAGGATACGAAGGAGAATCGAAATTACTTTTAAATGCCATTAATATACCAGATTTAAATTTAGATCATATAGAAAGAAAATGATATTAAATAAAGATTTTATAAAAAGTTTTATCACTAACAATCAAATACTAGAAGAAAAAGAGATTGTGTTAAAACCTGTTGCATACCGCTGGACTCATGGAGCTACAGATTATCATATGGGAGACGGATTACTTATATACTCTTTAATACAGTATATGAGAGCTAAAGTATGTGTTTGTTTAGGATCTGGTGGAGGATTCATTCCACGTATTATGACTATAGCAAGAGCTGATCTACACGATGCTGGTATTTTTAAGGGAGATAAAGATTATAATTGGGGAGATATAGGAGCAACATTTATAGTAGATGCAGCAAATAGTATAGGAGGAGAAGTAG